TGCTGGCTAAGCTCAAAATGGACTATACTTAGGAGCGGAAGTTGAATGAAATGGTTCGGAATGATCGGTTACGAAAAAACCGTTGAAACTGTTCCGGGTGTCTATGTCGAAAAGATTGAGGAACACCCTTATTGTGGAGACCTAATTAAAAACTATAGACGCATGGAGCAAGGTACCAGCATTAACGAGAACGTTAATGTTAATAACGAGATTAGCATTATTGCTGACGAGTTAGCCTATCATTCCTTCCACTCCATTCGTTATGTCACTTTAATGGGCGCCAAATGGAAAGTCACTACTGTTGACGTTCAGCCGCCCAGACTCATCTTGTCTATTGGAGGTGTGTATAATGGCGAGGAGCCGTGTTGAACTCCAGACTCTCCTGGAAAACACCTTAGGGAGTAGAAACGTTTATTTTCAGCCTCCAACTAGCATTAAAATGAAATACCCAGCGATCGTGTATGAACGTTATGACATTGATAAATACCCAGCAGACAACATCGCGTATCTTCAGTTCCTTAGATATACCTTAACTGTTATTGACAAGAACCCAGATAGCGAGCATGTCATAGATGTCTCTAACCTGCCATATTGCAGTTTTGATCGTCATTACACGGTTGATAATTTACACCACGATGTGTTTACTATTTACTTCTAAGGAGGATTACTCTACATGGCTAAGATTGTATGGGATAAGACTGCAGAACATCTTTATGAAACTGGCGTTGATCATGGCGTCCTTTACCCTCAGAAGGCCGACGGCACCTATGATGCTGGTGTCGCTTGGAATGGTCTGACCTCGATCACTGAGTCTCCCTCTGGTGCGGAGGCTACTGATCTGTATGCCGACAACATCAAGTATCTGTCTCTGCTCTCTGCTGAGACCTTTGGCGCTACTATCGAAGCATACACCTACCCCGATGAGTTTGCTGTTCTGGATGGTTCTGGTGAGCTTCTGGACGGCGTTATGATTGGTCAGCAGGCTCGTGGCGCTTTCGGCCTTTGCTATCGCACCCAGATTGGTAACGACGTCAAGGGTTCGGACTACGGTTACAAGCTGCACATTATTTATGGTGCGAAGGCCTCCCCCTCTGAGAAGGGCTATACCACCATTAACGATTCTCCTGAGGCTATCACCTTTAGCTGGGAGATTAACACCACCCCGGTTAATGTTACCGGTTTCAAGCCCACCGCGTCTCTGACCATCGATTCCACTAAGGTCGACGCTACTAAGCTGAAGGCGCTTGAAGACATCCTGTACGGCACTGACGCCGCTGGTAGTGATGGGGCTGCTACTGAGCCTCGTCTTCCGCTGCCTGATGAAGTTAAGACCACCTTGGCGACGGCGTAAGTTTTTTCAAATGATCAAAATGGGGTATTCAGTTTGGCTGGCCCCATTCTCTTAAACTGAAAGGAGAATCACCATGCTTAAGAAAGACATTACATATACCGACTTTAACGGCGTTGAAAGAAAAGAAACCTTCTGGTTCCACCTTTCCAAGGCTGAGCTCCTCGATATGGAGATGACCACTACCGGTGGCTACGCCGAAATGGTCCAGAGAATTGTGGACGCCAAGGATGCCCCTGCTTTGATTCATATCTTCAAAGATCTTATCAGGAAGTCCTATGGCATCAAGAGCGAAGATGGTCGTCGTTTTATCAAGTCCGACGAGCTTTTCGAAGAGTTTTCTCAGACTGAGGCTTATTCCCAGCTCTACATGGAGCTGACTCTTAACGCTGACAAGGCGGCTGAGTTTGCTAACGGTATTATGCCTCAGGGTCTTGAGGCAGACCTTAAGAAATTCGTTCCTGCTGCCACCGCCCCCACTGCGATATAAAGGTGAAAAAGAATGCTCGAAATAGTAGTGCCTGCTTCTGAGTGCTACAATGAAGCAACTCAGGAATTTATCTCGGTTGGCAAAGATGTGAAACTTCAGATGGAGCATTCTCTTATCTCCATCTCTAAGTGGGAAGCTAAACATCATAAAGCGTTCTTGAGTAAGCGCGCCAAAACGAAGGAAGAGATGGACGACTATTTTCGTTGCATGACGATAAACAAGGTCTCGGATCCATCTGTTTTCTCTCGACTTACTGGCGAGAACATAAAGGCGATTGAAGCGTATATCTCGGATCCGATGACCGCTACTTATATGGACAATGATTCTGAAAGTCAAGGTCCTAAAGACACAGTAACTTCTGAGCTCATCTATTACTGGATGGTTAGCTATCGAATCCCGTCCGAGTTCCAGAAGTGGCATATTAACAGACTCATGGCTCTCATCCATGTTTGCGGTAAGAAGAACGCTCCGCCAAAGAAGATGTCTAAAACTGCGCTCGCACAGCGTAATGCTGCTCTTAACGCAAAACGAAGAGCTGCCATGAAATCCAGGGGTTAAGGAGGTATTCTAGTGGCTACCAATAGCTCCCTTGTTACTTGCAAGATCCTTAGCCCCAATAACTGGGGCAAACGTACCCATAAGATCGACACACTTACAATACACTGCACTGCTGGTAATTGTACTGCTAAGTCTTTAGGAAAGATGTTTGCTAAGAAATCACGTAGAGCATCCTCGAATTACGGCGTTGGCTATGACGGCTCCATCGGATTATATGTTGACGAAGGAAACACTTCTATGTGCTCCTCGAACTATAACAATGACAATCGAGCGATCACTATTGAGGTTTCTAGTTCGAGTAAAAATCCATATGTGGTCTCTTCTATCGCTTACGAAAAAATGATTCAACTCTGTGTTGACATCTGTCGTCGAAATCCTGAGCTTAAGCAGCTTCGTTGGAAGGGCGATAAGAGACTTGTTGGTGTTACTGACAAACAGAACATGACAGTTCATCGTTGGTTCGCTGCGAAGGCTTGTCCTGGTGAGTATCTTTACTCCAGGATGGGACAGATTGCCTTTGAGGTCAATAGAAGACTTGGTATTGTTACAAATGATCAAAATGGAGTTGTAAATGGCTCTTTTAAGATCAGAATAAGTGTTACCAATCTTAACGTACGTTCTGGACCTGGGACTGTCTACGCCAAAAGTGCCGTCAAGGCAATTCCTGGTGTATATACAATAGTTGAGACTAAGCCCGGCCCTGGTTCTAAAACTGGTTGGGGTCGTCTCAAATCCGGTGCTGGTTGGGTAAGCCTGGATTATGTAAAGAGACTCTGAAAAAAAAGGAGTGGTCTTGTGGCCGTTCAGTTAGGTATCACTTTTTCTGGGCGAGGCGACTTTAAGAGATCTACAAAATGGCTTGAACGAGCGCTTAATGCGTTTAATAAAAGTCTCTTTGACAAGTACGGTCGCATGGGCGTCGACGCTCTTGCGAAAGCCACGCCCATTGATACTGGATTAACAGCGAGCTCGTGGTACTATGAGATTCACAAGACCGATACCATGGTCTCTATTAATTTTATGAACTCTAATCGAAATAATGGGGTTCCTATTGCACTTATTCTTCAGTATGGTCACGGTACTGGTACTGGCGGTTATGTGCAAGGTCGTGATTATATTAATCCGGCTATTCAACCTGTGTTTGAAGAGATGTTAGATGCGCTTACAAAGGAGGTGACAGCAATTGGCTAAGGTGATAGACGAACGAGTAGTAGAGATGCGATTCGAGAACGGACAGTTTGAGAGTGGCGTTAAACAGAGTATGTCAACGATTCAGCGACTTAAGAGCGCCCTTCACTTTAAAGATCAATCGAAAGGTCTTGACGAGGTCGCGACTGCTGCAAAGAAAGTCGATATGTCTGAGACTGCTAAGGGTGTCGATGCCGTAAAGCTCAAGTTTTCCGCGCTGCAAGTCGTTGCTGCCACTGCCCTTGCGAACATAACGAATTCTGCGATCTCTACAGGTAAGCGAATGATTTCTGCCCTTACTCTTGATCCTATCATGACTGGTTTTCAAGAGTATGAAACCAAAATGAACTCTGTTCAGACGATAATGGCAAATGTTTCTTCTAAGGGCAAGACCATGGCGGATGTTACTGCTGTTCTTGAAGAATTAAACAAATACGCCGATCTTACCATTTACAATTTTACTGAGATGACTCGTAACATTGGTACTTTTACGGCTGCCGGTGTTGATTTGAATGTCGCTGCTTCAGCCATTCAAGGCATCTCGAACTTAGCTGCTACTTCTGGCTCAACGAGTCAGCAAGCATCGGTTGCTATGTATCAGCTCTCCCAGGCCATTGCGTCTGGTACTGTTAAACTTCAGGATTGGAATTCAGTTGTCAATGCTGGTATGGGCGGTCAGATTTTCCAGGATGCACTTAAAGAAACTGCTAGAGAGACTGGCATCGCCGTTGACGAAATGATAAAAAAGCAGGGAAGCTTCAGAGAATCGCTGACCGAAGGTTGGGTCACTGCAGATGTTCTGAACACTACCCTTAAAAAGTTTACCGTCGAAGGCGCCAAAGAGTATGCTGAGCAGATGGAGAAGTCTGGTAAGTATACTGCTGATATGTCCAAGAAACTTATCGAACAGGCGCAGATGATGGAAAATGCTGCGACCAAAATCAAGACATTTACTCAGCTTTGGGATGTTCTTAAAGAATCTGCTCAGTCTGGCTGGGCGCAATCTTGGGAACTTATTATTGGTGACTTTGAACAAGCAAAAGAAACTTTGTCTAAACTTGGCGACATGTTAACTGGTGTTGTCAATAATGCTGCTGAGAAAAGAAACGCCATCCTTGAAGGTGCTCTTTCTGGTGGCGGTAAAGATGCTTGGAATAAGATTGCTTCTCAAGTTGAGAAGGCCGGAGTAAGCGTTGACGATTTCCAGAAGAAGCTGATTGAGGTCGGTAAAGCGCACGGTGTTGTTACGGATGAAATGATTAAAGAGGCTGGTGGTTTTACCGAGTCTCTTAAGTCTGGCTGGGCTAGCGCTGACATTTTCAAAGAAGTGTTTCAGAGTTACGCCGAGGGCACTGCTCAGGTCTCTAAATCGACCGAAGATATGAATAAGAAACTTGCTACGTTTCAGAAAGTCGTTGACGAAGTCTGGGCTGGCAAGTGGAAGACCGCGCCCGAGCGCTATCAGCTTCTTGCAAAGGCAGGATATGATTACGTTAAGGTTCAAGAACTTGTCAACAAGTCTGTTGATGGTCATCGATTGACCCTTGCTGATCTCAGCGATGTTGAGATGGAAGCTATCGGCTTTACTCAAGAAGAGATAGCTATCATGAAGGATCTTGCCGCCCAAGCTGATGACACCGGCTCCTCTCTAAACAATCTTATCAAACAGATGTCTAGACCCGCGGGTCGTGAACTTCTGTGGGAAGGTGTTTTCAACATTATTGAAGCCCTTCGGCGTTCGCTTGGTGCTATACGCGATGCTTGGCGAGAGGTTTTTCCGGCCACCACGTCTGAACAACTATACTCTATTATTGAGGGTTTCAACAAATTCTCAAAATGGATCATCATAAGTGAAGAATCTGCCAATAACCTCAAGCTTACTCTTAAGGGTCTCTTCTCCGTAATGAAGATGTTCACGACAATTATTAAAGTCGTCCTTAAGAGCGCTTTTAACGCACTTACTTCCGTTCTTAGTAAAACAAATCTTGATTTTCTTAAATATACAGCTCGTGTGGGCGAAGTTTTAACTAAAACGTCGCAGGCGGTAACGTCTGTTACTAGTCTTAGTGATATTTTTGCAAAGCTGAGAAGCGGCGTCGATGTCCTCCTTGGTTATCTTCAACGTTTAGGAGAACGGCTTCTTAGTATTGAGATTGTTCAGAAGGCAGTTACTAAAGCGACTGAGATCCTTGAAGAAAGGTTCAGTTTCCTTCGTGAAATCTTCGGTGACACATCGGAACTCCTTGAAAATTTTGTCGATAAAATTAAGAATATGGACTTTAGCGACGGCTTTAAATTAGAAGATGTTCTCGAGATTCTTAGAACATTTAAGAAAGACGTTGCCGATGAAGTTATCGATATTAATGCAATCACTGGCAATATAAAGACTAATTTTACGAAGCTACCCAGCGATATTCGTCAAGGTGCTTCTAAACTTGGTTCTGCGCTTAGTGGTCTTCTGGATAAACTAAATGTCTTTGTTAACGCTGTTCAGGAGCACATCCGACCCAATATCAATCTCGGCGAGGTTTTAGCAGTTGGTCTTGGCGCCTCTTCGATGTATTTTATCAAGAAGTTTGCCGACGTACTTTCAAAATTAAAAGGTCCTCTGGACGCCGTTGAAACTGCTATTTCTAACTTTGGGAAAGTCGGAACAGCTTTAACCACCCACGTCCAAGTAATGACTCAGTCGCTTAAGGCCGACGTGTTCTTTACGATCGCCAAAGCCATAGGCGTCCTCGCGGCTTCTCTTGTGGCTCTTGCCGCCATCCCCCGAGATCGAATCATTAGTTCCCTTGTGGTTCTTGGCATTTTAGCTGGCGGTCTAGTCGCAATCAGTTATGCGCTTAATTCCGTAGGTGGCGTTCAGGGCGTCTTCAAGATGGCCGCTGGTTTTATTGCTATGGGCGCAGCCATTGCCATTCTTGCACAAGCTCTTAAAACCATATCTGAAGTTGCTGGAGCAGGAAACCTTGAAAACTCCGTGTTGGCGCTAGGAACAATCATGCTAACTCTTGGTACCATCATGGGTGTGATGTCGAGAGGGGCACTTAGCTCTGGGACTGCTGGTGGTGCTATCGCTATACTCGGGTTCGCAGTGGCAGTTAAACTCATAGCTCAAACTCTGGAAGATCTTGGAAAAATGGATCTTAAAAATACTGGTGTAGCTCTTTTGAGTATGGTCGGTATTATGGGCACCATGGTTATCATCACAAGAATCATGGGGTCTATGAAGTTTAGCTCTGGCCTTAGCTTTTTGGCGAGTGTTGGTGCGTTAAAATTATTTGTCTTATCCCTTGAAGGTTTAGCGAAGGTTGATGTTGAAGCTATCCTATTAGCGCTTCCGAGTATCATAATTATCATGGGCATGTTCGCCGCCCTACTTGCTGCAACGCAACTCGCTGGCAAATATGCGGTCAGAGGCGGGGTCGGTGTAGCTGCGATGGCTGGCGCTATCATATTAATAACACAGTCTATTAGCGTTCTGGCGGGTATTAGCAAGAGTGATCTTGAGAAAGCTACGATGTCCATTGCACAGATTATGCTCGTTATGGGCATGGTTGTGATGGCAACGAACCTGGCAGGTAAGTATTCTATTCGAGCTGGCATTGCTATAGTCGCTATGTCGGCTGGTTTGATGATGCTTTCTGGCGCGATGGCGGTGTTGAGTCAACTCGACCCGACCGGTCTTAAAAACGCCACAGCATCGCTTGCTGTCATTCAAGCATTCTTTATTGGTCTTGTCGCGGTCTCAAAATTCGCAACGGGAACCAAGCTTACTATTATAGCCCTAGTTACAAGTGTTACTGTCCTCGCCGCCGCTGTCGCTGCACTAGCAATGATTGATGCGGCTTCGGTTCAAAATGCTACCGTATGCATGGGTATCATTCTCGGCATGTTTGCATTGGTCGTTATGTCCAGTGGCGTCGCTACTAACGCAGCAGGCACACTCATCATGATATCGATTCTTCTTGCCGAGATTAGTGGTATATTCTACCTCATTGAACAAATGGATGCTGATGATGCTGCTGCGGGGGCAAAAGTGATCTCTGCTTTAATGCTCGGTCTTGCCACTATGCTCGCAGCAACCTCTGTGATGAAGCCAATCAGTCTTAAGTCCTTCGCAGCTATCGAAATTTTGGTTGGCGTTCTTGCTGAACTTGCCCTCGTTGCTAAAGCAATAGAAGCTCTTGACGTTAACGTTTCTGATGTGCAGCTCCTCACAATTGCTAAGCTAAGTGCTATATTTACAGCTCTTTATGCAGCTCTCGGTGCGCTATCCATGCTTAGCAAATTTGGCTTTAGCGCAGGCGGAGCAATTAAGGGTGCTGCCGCTTTGACTGGAGTTATTGCTATTATTGGCTCTGCCATGGCAGCCATCGGAGCTATATCCGATGAGCTCGATAAATATGATATTTCTCTTGTCGACAAGATCAATAATGGCATTGAGGTTCTCAATCAAATCGCTAGTGGTATTGGCGAGTTTGTTGGCAGCCTTATTTCTGGATTTGGGGTTGGACTCACAAGCGGTCTCCCCGAAATTGCGTCGAATCTTTCGGCCTTTACGACAAATCTTAAACCTTTCATGGATTCGGTCGCTGGTATAACTCCTGAAAATGCGACTGGATTTAGCGAACTTCTGAAAGCCGTTGCCGGTATATATTTGGTAGATGGCTTTAAAGACGCCGTTAATTGGCTCACGGGGTCCGAGAGTGACCTTTCGACGTTTAGCGACGGACTTCAGTCTCTTGGTGTTGGTGTACGTAACTTCTACTTAGAAACGAAGGGCATCGATGGCGAAATGATGAAGCCGGGTATCGAAGCGATAACGGCACTCTCCGGACTTAACGCGTCTATTACACCTATCGGCGGCATGATCTCCGACATTAAAGGTAATAAGGATCTCGCCAGCTTTGGTGAAACACTATCGCCCTTCGCTGAAAGCCTTGTTTCTGCTATGACGACGATCAGCGAAGGATATTCTGCAGGTACCATTGATACTGCTGCTGTTTCTTCTGTCGTCAGTTCTGCTAGGGAGCTTGCTGGTATTTCCGAAGTTATAGAGCCAATCGGAGGTCTTATTCAGGATCTGAAGGGCAATAAAGATCTTGCGAGCTTTGGCGATACCCTTATTCCGTTTGCAAATGGTATTGTGGGTGCTTCCTCGGTTCTTAGCGGCAAGATGAACTCTACCGGTATTGATCCAGCTGCCATAACTACCGCTGTCAAGGCAGCCAAGGAACTTGCTAGCATCTCCGAGTGTGTTCAGCCCATGCTTGGCATGAAGCAGGCGCTCCAGGGTCATACTGATCTTGGTACGTTCGGAGCTACCCTTTCCGGCTTCGCTGCCGGTCTTATGGATGCTGTTACCGCATTTTCTGCTAATGGTAACACTGCGATTGATTTGAATGCAGTCTCTACAGCGGTTAAAGCTGCTAAAGAACTCGCCAGTATCTCCGAAGTAATTACTGAAATCGGTGGTGCAGGCGACCTTTTCAGTGGTTCCACCGATCTTGATGATTTTGCTCAGAGTCTTTCTGACTTTGCCGGTCCGCTCATGACTGCGCTCACTACTCTTGGCGCTACTGATGTAAAAGGTCTTGAGACGAAGGTTTCGGTCAATATCGACGCCGTTACAAACGCTGTCGAAGCGACGAAAAAGCTCGCAGAAATTCAGGATTATATCGAACCGGCACAAACCTTCATCTCGAAGCTTACACAAGGTTCTACCGATCCTGGTGACTTTGCTGCTAAATTTGAAGATTTTGCGACTAATATCAAGGCTGTTTTCCAGGCGTTTAACGACACTGAAGTCAATATGGACTTGACAAATCTTCAAAGCTGTGTCACTGCGACTCAGCTTTTGTCTACGATTCAAGGACAAATTACACCTGAACAGGTCGATTCGCTTGACGATCTTGCCACATCTCTTGAGGACTTTGCCGAATCTTTCCAAGACCTTGATTTGACCGGTCTTGATGAAGCCATCGTGGAGATGCAGAAGCTCTCTGACTTCTCTCTCGAGCTTGAAAATGTCAATTTCGCTGGGATTCAAAAGCTTAATGAAGAGGTTGCCTCGTTCTCTACATCTCCTATTGACACCCTTATTCAAAGCTTCACTGATGCTACTGGCAGGATAAAATCGGCTGTTGGTGATTTTGTTGGTAATATTGCTAGTGAATTCAGCGCACAGAAGGGTCAAGTAGAAACCGCTCTCCAAGGCATTGTTGACGCTCTTCCTGGACAACTGAGCGCTAAGAGGGCCTCCATTGAGACTGCCGCTCAAGAAGTTGGTAGCGCAATTGGCACCGGTATTGAGTCCGCACTTCCTGGCGTTAAGACGAGTCTCGATTCTTCTATTAGCGAAGCGTCCGAGACAATAAAATCTAAAAAGTCTGCATTTGAAACCGCGGGCGAATACATTGTTCAGGGTCTTGCTGATGGCATTACTAACAAAACACCGACTGCGGTTGAAGCGGCTCGTGAGCTTGCTAGACAGGTCGAGGAAGCTGCTAAAACTCAGCTTGACATCGATTCTCCGTCTAAAGTCTTTAGCACCGTTGGCAAGTATATCGTCGAAGGTCTTGCTATCGGCATCACGAAGAACACCCCGGAGGCAGAGGACAGCTCTGTCAAGTCGGCCAA